TAGGAACGGCAAAATTTTTTACACTTCTATTACTTCTTTATCACACATAAGCAATCAGCCCGGTAATGTAGTCAATGGCCATAAAGGTCACAAGCGCTGCCAGCGCGGTGTCCCAGCCGCCAAAGGCAGTGGCAATGGCCCCGCCTACAATGCCAATGATCGTGCATACCTGATTTTTCATGGTTCTTTTCTCCTTTACAATGTCCATCTGCTCTTTTTCGGCCGGGTATCCACATGCACCCAGCCCGTTTTCCGCTTGGGGTGGGCTTTGTCCTTGGGGTAGCGTCCAATGCCTCCCCGCTCCGGCAGCAGCTTCTCGGCGTAGTCTGCCACGGCAGCGATCGTCACACCCTCCACCCAGAAATCTGCGGCCCGTCCCAGCAGGTGCTGGCTGGTTTTGGAGCCGTTCACGTCCGGACGGGCGTTGTAGCTGCCGGTGCGGTATCCGCTGGTAATGTGCAGCGGTTTACCAAAGTGCTCCCGGATGCACTGCAATACCACCACCAGCTCCTCGTCGATCATGACGGGGTCGCTGCCGTCGTTGCAGGCAAACTCCCTCACTCGGAAGCTGGGGCTCAGCTTTTTCTCGCCGTCTCTGGCACGGCTGTACTCTTTGATTGCCATTTTGATGTTCCTTTCTGTTTTGTTTTTTCCAGTATCCTGCTGCTCAGCAGCTTCCAAATCTCTTTCCCCCAGCCTATCACACTTCTCCCCGCAAAAATACTGCGGACATTTGCAAAATCCCCTCTGGCAGCACAAAAGGGAGGCACCCCCGCCGGGTGTCTCCCTTTTCCTTGTGCATTTTAAAACTGGTTCAGAATATCCTGGTGTCCAATGTCCAGCAACAGGATCAGCGTCTCACCGTCGTAAGACCAGATCACCCGCACGTCCATGTTCACGCTAAATTCAAACAGATCACTTGTGCCCTGAATGCGCTTTGTCCGCAGTGAGGGGTAAAGTGGGTCCTGCATCAGCAGCTCCAGCTTTTTCTTGAGCTGTGCCCGCTCCGCCCCATTCAGCTTCTTCACGTTTTTCAAAAACCGTTTGGTATATGTGATCTTATATGCCATCAGCTTACACCATCCAGCATGTCAAACAGCGCATCCACAGAGTCAAACGTGGGCTGCTCCCCTGCTGCCACCCGGGCCTTTGCCTCGTCGATCTCTCCCCGCAGCTCCTCCAGATATTTCTTCGGGTATACTGCCACCGGGATGATCTGGATCACGCCGTCCTTTTCCACCACATCCAGCTTATCACCCTCGGCAAGGCCCAGGTGCTTCACGATGTCTTTCGGAATCGTGATCTGTGATTTGGTCCTCAGTTCGGTCAGCATTCTCATCCACTCCTTTGCGCATTTTTTGAAAGTTGGATTTTCTCACTTTCTCACTTTCATTATACACGCTTCCCGTTCAAAATGCAACTGTTCACCGCAGCCTTGCCCACTCGTCCGTGGTCTTTTCAGCCTGCTCCTCCTTTTTCTTGGCCTGCTTCACCCACTGCTCAAAGGCTTTTCTGTCGTACAGCTTTCCGCCGCTGTCGTCTTCCAGTTTCAGCAGCATGGCCTCCATCTGTGCCCGGTCGTGGTCGTTGCCCGCCAGGTACACCGGTTTCACCAGCTCTGTCACCTTGCTCTTTAAGCTTCCGGCTTCCTTGCCTGCGGTCATCAGGCGGTCAAGCTCATCCTGTACCTCTTTCACCCGGCCGGAGTCCAGCGCGTCTGCCAGGTCATCATACAGCCCGTCCCGGCTGCCGCGCAGCTGGTCATTGGCCACATCGGTGATGGCCCCGGTCACCAGGTCGATCACCTGCTCCCGCTTTGCCGCGTCGGCCTTTGCAGTCCGGTCAATGCCCAGCGTCTCGTACAGTTCCAGCACCATGTCCTCGGTCAGCTTCCGCCGGGTAGCATCGTCTCCGGCCACCTGGGCTTTGGCCGCTTTCTGGATGGTGCCGTCGTACTTTTTCAGCCGGGTCTTGAGCTGGCTGTAAATGGTCTTGTCGTCCTTGCCCATGGCTTCCAGCTTGGCCCGGGCCGCTGCGGCCTCTTCGGCGTCCCCACTCTGGATGGCGTTGTAAAGGCGGTCATACTGGCCCGTGGCACTGGCGGGCAGGCCGTTCAGGCTGAGTTTTTCGCCAGCTTTCAGCCTCTTGGCGTCCTCCCAATATCCCATGATGGCCTGCCGCATCTTCTCAGCATTCCCCAGTGGCACACCCAGCAGCTCAAAGCCATACTCGAGTACGTCCATGCCGGCTTTCATCAGTTTCTGGTGGTACTTTTCCAGCTCTACTTCATCCATCCCGCTGGTATCCCGCTTCACCAGGGTGATAAACTTCGATACTGCCGCAAAGGTATCATTCACAGCGCTGATGTTGGTGGCGCTCACCACGTCATAATCGGTGCCATTCAGAGTGTTGCCCACCAGCGTGTACAGCTCAGAGCCAAACAGGAAGTTGCCCGCAAAGCTCTCCGTGTAGAGATCCAAAAAGCGCTTGCCCATGCTGGCTGCCGTCACGTCGCCGTTTTCGTCCCGTTCCCGGTCCCAGCGGTGGAGCAGGAAGTCCGCGCCAATTTTCATCAGAGCAAACACGGCCGTCTGGGTCAGCTGGCTGGCCACGGCCCGGTTCAGCTGCTTGCCTGCCCGTTCCATTTCAGCCTTATTCGCTGCACTGGCTTCTGCTTTGTACCGGGCCCGCTGGGCGTTGTAGTCGCCCACTGCGTCGGCCAGGATGCCGTAGTTCTGGAAGCGTTGGGTGGTAAACATGGTCAGCGTCTTGGTGATCTCGTTGTCACTGCGCTGGATTCCTGCCCGCTGCATGGTGGTGTAGTTGGGCTGTGTTTCCTCAATGACTCTCTGGTACATCTTGTTCACCGCATTCCAATAGGCCTCACTGCCCTTAGCAGCTGCATTCCCGTCAAACTGATCTGCATGGCGCTCCACATATCGCTTTGCGCCCTCCCACAGGGCCGCCACCGTGATCTCGTCCATGCCGTTGATCCAGCCCGTCAGGCTCTTGGGCAGCTTGTCCATAGCGTTCTGCGCCAGACCCTTGTCCGCACCAATGGAGGCAAGCTCTCCCTCCTGGGAGCCTCGCATTCGGTAGCGCAGCAGCACGTCCCCGTGCTGGCTGATCTCTGCTTCCAGCGCAGCCCGCTGCTTTTTGGAAAGGTTCTTGACGAACGGCACCACCGCTGCCATGGTATCTGCACCCAGCACCGCGCCTGCCGTCGGCAGAGAGGCTGCCTGCGCAATGGCCACGCCCGGGTTCAGCGTCAGGATAGCCCCGGCGTAGTTGCCCCGCAGCTTGCCCAACACCCGGCCCACACCGTCCATCCGCTTCCGCTGGGTCGATTGCAGGTCGGTGAGCAGATAATCAATGTAATCCACGGCTTCCCGTCCCCAGTGCTCTTTGATGATCTTGTTTTTCAGGATGCCAACGCCCTGGGCCGTTTCCACACCACAGTTCAAGATTTTCTGCACATCCCGGATGGGTGCTGCCAGGCCTGCATAGGCTGCCGTATCCCGCAGGGAGCGCTGCACCACATTGTTGCACTCTTCCAGCAGGATGGGCTGGCTGCTCTTCACACGGTTTTTCAAGAAGCCGCGTCCCTCGATGGTGGCATCCAGCTTCAAGCCCTCGATCTGGGTCGCCAGCTGGCTCTTGTCCACCGCAATGGGGTAATAGTTCTTCACGGTGGCCCGCTGGTAGCCCAGCAGCTTCATGCTGGTCTCGTTGATGAGGTTTGCGGTGTACCGCCCAAAGAAGTCTTCCATGTCCTTGCACCATGCCCTGTCGTAGTCGGTCATGGCCTTTTCGACGGTCTGCACGATGGTGTCCGCCATCGGGGTGCCGTCGGCGTTCAGCAGGCTGCCCAGCTGCACGGTCTGGCCTTTCTGGTAGGCTGCCTCAATGTTGCCCTTGTGGTAGTAGTTCACGTCCGGCAGGGTCAGGCCGCCCGTCAGCAGGTGGTTCCGGCTGTCCGCATTTTTCAGGTGCATGTACAGGCTGCACAGCTGGGCATGGGTCAGGGGCACCGCGTTCCCCTTGGTGTCTTTCAGCCCCACATCTACCTGTTCCGCGCCAGGGCCTGCAAACCGCTCCATGTTCTTCACATTGGCTTTGCCCGTCACGTTGTCAAACAGGGCCGTTCCCTCCACCGTGATCTGGGTCTGTTTTCGCTGGCCCTCATTCAGGATGTCTGCCAGCTGCTCTATCTGGCCGTTCTTGGTATAGCCGCCCAGCATCCGGAACACCCGCTTGGCTCCCAGCATGTCCAGGTTGTACAGCGTCAATGCCTTTTGCAGGCGGGGGCTTCCCGGCTCATTGCCTTTCGCTGCCAGCACCTCGTGGGCTGTTCTCTGGGCAAAGGCGTCCACTTCCTTGGCCTTTTCCAGGCTCAGGGTCTTGTTGGCCGTCCGGATCACATGCAGCGTGCTGGCCGTAATGGCTTTCAGCATCCGCATCTGGTCCACGGTCATGGGCAGGTATACCCGGTTTTCCGTCTCATTGATCCGCTGCTGCAAACGGTCCCGCAAGGCCCGGGCCTTTTCGCTGTCGGGCAGGGCCCTGGCCTCGGCCATCTGTTTGTTCAGACGGTCCAGCTGTGCCTGCTTGGTCGCCGTCAGGTCCATTTCCAGTGTGTCGATCAGCTTCATCACGCCGCTCTGCTCCCAGTCCACGCTCACACCGCTGGCACTGCCCTCGGTGCCCTGTGCCACCTGGATGCTGGTGCGCAAAGCTTCCAGCCTCTGCACGGCCTTAAAGTTCATCACGGTCAGGTCGGCCAGCTTCGCCACCTCTGCTGCCTGTACAATGAGGCTCTTCTGCACATACTTACCCGGTGCAGGCCGCAGCACCATCTGGTTCAGCTGGGCCGCGTTCCGCTGGATGCTCCGCCGGAGCTCGTCTTTCTGGCGTCCCTCCCGGGCTTTCTGCACCCGCTTTTCAGCCAGTGCCTTGGCCACGGCAATGTCCTCATCCCGCTGCTGCCGTGCCGTCTCAATGGCAATTGCATTCCGCTGGGTCTGTTGCTGCTGCCAGGCGTCCGCCTTGCGCTGGTTCTCCTGCTCCCATTCCAGGATGTCGTTTTCCTGGAAAATGAGCTGCCGCTCGGCCCGGTCTGCCCGGCGCTGCTCTCCTGCCACCTGCCGGGCCAGCTCTGCGTTCTCCGCTTTCAGCTGTCGGCGCTCCAGGGCAATGTCGTCCAGCATCTGCCGCCGTTCCTCCCGCATCCGCTGCTTTTCGGCTTTCCACTCCCGGTCGTAGGTTTCCCGCAGCACTTCCAGCTTCTCATTCAGGTCGCCTATGTTCGTGATATCCACACCCAGCATGTCCAGGTTCTGGTCCAGCAGCTTCTCAGCCGCCCGGTTCTTCTGCTCCTGCCGGGCAAAGGCCTTTGCCTCGTCGCTCTGGGCAGCCGCCTTGCTGTTCTCATACAGCCGCCGGTTAAACTCCCGGGTCTGCTCTTTCTGCACGCCTTTCAGGCTCTTGAGCACTTCGGCTGCCCGCTCCTCACTGCCTGCGGCCGCGGCAGCCACTTCCCGGTTGTGCTTCTGGATGCCATGGAAGATGGTCTGCACGTCGGTCATCTCGTTCAGGTTCATCACCTCGCCCAGCATCCGGCCTGCCAGCTCCACCTTGGCGTCCTCATACTCGGCCACGTCGGCAAAGCGGCTCATCATCCTGGGCTTGATGGCGTCATGCACGTTCATCAGCACTTCCAGCCACTCGGTGCTTTCCATGCTGGCGGCTCCTGCCACCCCTGCGTTTTTGGCCGCCGTGCGGAACAATGCCGCTGCTCCGTCTTTCATTCCGCCCACACTCCGGGTGTCGTTCACGATGCTCTCATATTGTTCCACCGGGTTTCCGTCCCGGTATCCGGCCTCCCGCCGCAGCTGCACGCCGTGGCTTCTGGCGTCTTTCACCGCCGCGCCCCAGGTGCCATACCGCCGGGCAAGTTCTGCCTCTGCCTGGCCGCCCTTGGCCACGGTATAGCTCAGGTTGTGCAGTTCCGGGTACTGGTCCCACAATTCCGTATTGCGGTAGGTCGCATGGTCCAGCACCTCTCCTGCCAGCACTTCGGCCATGCTCTGGGCCTTTTGCATGTCCGCGCCGTCCGCTTTCAAGTACTCCACCAATGGCCGCAGCTCCTTGGCAAACTCGCTGGAATGCAGCTTGCCTTTTGCCCCGCTGGTGTTAATGATCCGCAGCGCCATCCCCTCCAGGCTGTCGTCCGAGATTCGCACGCCCCGGGTGATTCCAAAGAAATCCATCAGGGTCTTGAGGGAGGCGTCCCGCTCCGCAATGGCCCGGCTGGCCTGCCGCTGGGTGTTCTTCCGGGCGTCCCTGTCGGCGCTCTCCGCCATCTGGAACCTGACATTCGGCACCTTGTTCAGCAGCTCTGCCCGCTGGGCCTCGTCTCCGGCCTTGTACTGTTCCACGGCAATGCCGTGCCCTTTCAGGCTGTCCACCAGCGCTGCACTGGCATTGTCCGGCAGGATGGCCGCTTTCACTTCTTCAAAGCCCACAGCCCGCTGGGGCTTTGCCTCAAAGTATCCGGTGGGGATAGCGGCCACATCCTTGTACAGCTGCCGGATCAGCGCCGCCGTGTCCTTGCTGATGCTGTAACCCTCCTTGGCAAATGCCTTGCCAATGGCCGTGGTCGTCTGGCTGCCCTGCGCTGCCCGCAGCAGGATGTCTCCCAGGATCTCCCGTTCTTCAAAGCTGTTGCTCGTGTGGGGCTCCGTCTCGCTGCGCAGCTTGCTGAGGATGGTCTCGATCTGGCCGTCTGCCTTTTCCAGCAGGGCTTTATACTCCTCTTCCGGCATCTGCTGCAAGCGTTCTTTGTCTGCCCGCACTTCGTCCAGGTTCTTATACTCCGCCGTGGCCGTGCTCATCAGGGTATTGGCCGAGAGTCCCCACGCGCCTTTTCCCCGGGCTTCCTCCTGGTTCATGGCTGCCACAAGGTTTTCCAGGGTGTAGGGGTTGTGCAGCTGGGCAAAACTGCGGCGGTTGCCCTGCTTGGTGTAGTGGTCCTTTCCGTTGTAGATACCCTTTTCTCCCAGAATCTTCTCCATTTTGGGCAGCAGCCAGGAGGCCACCTCGGCGTCCGGTGCCTTTTCCCGCAGCTCCTGCTGCATGGCGTCAGTATCCTGCACCAGCTTGCCCGCAATGTCTTTGGTCGTCACATACTCGTATGCGTTTTCCAGCCGGGACCGTAGCATGGGCGCGATCAGCCGGGCTGATTTAGCCTGTGCCTTTTCCTCGCTCCATCCCAGCTCTTCCATGGCCCAGGCCGTTTCTGCCTGCCGCACCTCATTCAGCACTGCGTTGGCTCGGTCATGGTTCCCGCTCACCACGTCCGTCTCCACGATGTCCCGCAGCACGCTCTCCCCGCCAATGGCCTCCATGATCTTCTCATACCGCTTCTTCTGGCTCTCGGTAAAGCGCACCTCCGGCTTTGTCACCACCCGGATGTCCTCGCCCTTGTCCGCCAGGTAAGCCGCCTTGACGGCATCGTTCTGGGCCAGGCTCCCCGCCAGCTGTTTCGGGCTCTGGCTGGATGCTTCCATATCCAGCGTACCTGTCAGCACACTGCCCCGGGCAAAAGCCCCCTTGGCCGTCTGGCGGCTCAACTGGGCCAGTTCGGTGTTCAGCTTCATGGCCTGGTCCGCATTTACCTTGTACTCCACATTCGGTCTTGTCGGTGTCCAGGCGTCAGAGCCATACACCCGGTTTGCACGGTTGGCCTGCGGGTCAATGCTGTCCGGGCCAAACACCAGCGAGATGGGGCCATACTTACTGTGTCCCTCCCGGGCTCTCACCACCGCAATGGAGGGCGAGGGCATCCCGCCTAGGTCCAGAGCCTCCCGCAGGTTTTCTTCGGTCAGGTTGTGCACCGCAATCAGTTCTTTTTCCCCGTTCACCTCCATAGGGCTGGCCAGCTGGAACCGGGTGGTTTTCTTCACAGGTTCTTCCGTCCGGCCGTTTTCTACGCTTACGCTCTTGACATTTCCATCGGAATAGCGTAAACTAGCAATGGAACCATACTTGGTTATGCGTAACGGCAATTGGAGCCTATTAACAGCTAACCAAGTATTGGTTCTATTTTTGTTTGGATCAATGTAAAGGATTTCATCACGGTTCAAAAGGCCCTGGATGTTTTTCTTTCCGTAGGCGCTCGTCACCATAATGTCGTCTATTTCCAGGCCTTTGTAGCTTGTCGGCAGCAGCTCCAGCGAAACATCCACCGGCTTCCCAGTCTGGTCATAGACTTCACCAAACATATAGATACGGCTGGCATAATCTGCGTTCCGGCTCGTGTCAGAATGCAGCACAACGATGGGGCTTTCCAGAACCTGCGGCACCTGTTTGATGATTTCTCTTGTCATAATAGAGTCATCTATTCCGGCCCGGAAGTTTTCTGCACTGTGTTTCTGCAAAATTTTCCGAATCTTGCCGCTGTCCCAGTAAATATTCTGATCCTTTACGCCGATGCTTTTCAGCACCTCCGAAGTAGCCCCTACCCGAATCCGTTTCGACCAGGTAACTCCAAGGTCAATTGCATCCACATTCTTTGCGAAATTCCGGTCAATTTCAAACCGCGTCCCCAGTTTTTCCGCCGCGTCCTCGGTCTTGAGGGCTGCGGCGTTTTTGTTTTCGGCGGCTTTTGCAGCACGCAGGTTGTCCATGGCCTTTTCGGCGTGGGCAAAGTATTCCTCCTGCAAGGCCCGCTTTTCGGCTTCGGCCAGGCGCTGGGCCTTTCGTGCCGCGGTATTCTCCGGGTCAATGCGCAGCACTTCCTTGGCTTTGGAGATGATGTTTTCCAGCATGGTCTTCACCTGCTGCATCACCTTGTGGATGCTTCCGGCACGGCCTGCGTTCTTGTCCGCCTGCTCCCGCTGGAACTGAGCCCACCGCCGCACGCTCTCCTCACTGTCAAAGATACCGCCCCAGGCGTCGGACACCAGCTCTTCCGCTGCCTGCTCATAGCTCAGGCTCTGGGCGGCATAATCGCCCATCTTGGCCCGGATCATCTCGTCAATGTTCTCATAGCCGTTCTTCTGGGCCAGGTACAGCAGTGCATGGTCCTGCAAGGTCTTGGCACCCTCCGCATCCAGTGCGTTATACCAGTGGTAGTCCTCGTGCAGCACGGTAGAAAAAACATCCTGCGCACTGTCACCAAAGAAAATGCGGGCTGTCTCTGTGTCCACATAGGCCCGGACATTCGCATTCGGTGCCCCGTCCGGCCCATTCAACACGCTTTTCAGCACTGCATCGGTGCCCGTGCCCTGGGCGTTCAGGCGGATGATCTGGCTGGCCACAGCATCCTCCGGGCGCAGGGTGCCGCGGTAGTAGGTCACTCCCTCGCCGCTGGTACTCTGAGTGCCCAGGGCACCGCCCAGCTTCTTCATCTGCTGGGCCCGGGCTTCCCGCTCCCCTTTGCCGTAAAGGTATGCCTGCTCCAGCACGTTCCGTCCGGTGCCCTTTTCCAGCACCATGTTCACGTTCAGGCCCAAGGCGTTCTCACTTCCCGCCAGCCGCAGCGCCTTGTCAAAGCTGTCCACGTCCTCCATCTGGCCCAAACGGTACATGCTGGAGGCTGCCGCTGCATAGGTGTCCGCGTTCAGCCCGCTGGGCATCTGCTTGCTCAGGTTCTCTGCTGCCTTTTCGCTCACCTGCCAGCTCCGCAGCTTCTGCTCCACCCGGTTCATCTTCTGGCTTTCGGTGGGTGCTTCCTGCAGCCCAATGGTCTCCCGCAGCTCTGCCGGGCTGATTTCCACACTTTCCCCGGTATTCTCCACGGCCTGGTTCTGTGTTTCCGCACTTTCCACCCTTGGCAGCAGGGCCCGCTCTTCTGCGTCCGCCGCAACCCGGGCGGTCTGCTCAGAGTTGCCCGACATGCCAATGGCTCCCCTTTCAAGGGGAGCTGGCGCGTCAGCGCCTGAGAGGTCCTGCCGGGCCAGTGCTCTATCAGAGGAGCTGTCTGCTGCTCTCGTTTCCTGATTCTGTGCCGCCTGCTGCTGGGCTGCAATGCTGTGCAGCATTCGCCGGGTGGCCGCTGCCGTTCCGGGCAGCTGCACCCCATAGGCCTCTTCAAAGGCCGCCCGGTTTGCTTCATTTCCCGCCTCCGGGGTAAACAGCCCAATGGTCTTTCCCGTCAGGCTGTCACTTGCAGCCATCTGGGCAAACTGCCGCACCGCCGGATTATCACTCACTCTGCCCTCTGCCGCAGTGCCAGCTCTTTCTACCCTTGGCAGCAGGGCCCGCTCTTCTGCGCTAGTTGCAGCCTGTACGGTCTGCTCAGAGTTTCCCGGTCTGCCAAGGGCTCCCCCTTTGGGGGAGCTGTCGCCATCAGGCGACTGAGAGGGCAAGCCCGCTGCCAAAGCCTGCGTCTCCCCCGGCTCCATCGTGCGCTCCAGCGCCTTGCGCTGCTGCCGGGCCGCCTGTTCTGCATCTGCCTGAGCGGCGTAGTATTCCACCTGCCCCCGTAAGCTGGAATCGCCGCTGTTGTACTTGGCCAGCCCGGTGCCCACAGCACCGCCCAGCGCACCGGATGCACCGCCGGAAAGGCCGCTCTCCAATGCGTTCAGGAACGTCTCTTTGCTGAACATCGTCTTGGCGGCTTCCTCGTCGCCCAGGGCTGCGTCAATAGCCTGGTCTGCATAGGTTTCCACAAAGGCCTGCATGGCGTTGTCCATGCCGCCAGAAATAGCATTGGCCACCGCCGGGTAATTCTTGGCCAGAGCCCCGTCCCCGGCAAGCCCGCGCACCCAGTCCGCGATCTGACCGGCCACCGTGTCCTTGGCATAGTCCGAGCCCATAGTCCGGGCCAGGTCTGCCGCGCCCACGCTGTTGATGGCCCAACCTGCGCCAAACTTGGCCAGGCCTCCGGCCAGTGCCTTGCCCGCACTCTGGCCGCTCTCCACGCTCTGGCCCATGGCCTCTGCGGCACCCTGTGCACTCAGCACGGGCAGCACCGCAGCCGGG